CGGGGCTCGCATTTATTACAAGCTCGGAAACCACGAGGCGCGATGGGAGCTGTACCTCTGGGAAAAGGCGGGGGAGATGGCCAAAGCCCTCGAGATGGAGTTCGGGCAGTCGCTCGGCTTCGCCCACTTCCTACACCTTGAGGAGCACGGCATCACCTACATACCCGACAACCAACAAATCAAGGCGGGCAAGCTGAACATCATCCACGGCCACGAGTTCGGGGGGAGCTTCTTCAACCCGGTCAATGCAGCGCGGGGGCTGTTCATGAGAGCAAAGGCGTCAGTCCTTGCAGGGCACAACCATCAGACGAGCGAGCACCAAGAGGGCAACATCAACGGGGACGCTATCGCCTGTTGGAGTACTGGATGCCTCTGCGAACTTGCCCCAGAGTACCGCCCTTTCGCTTTTACCAAGTGGAACTTGGGCGCGGCATGGGTTGAGGTCTACGAGGACGGGAGCTTCATGGTGGATAATTTCAGAATCATCGAAGATGCAGACGGACTTTACTCGATCCGATAGGGAGCGCGTCCCTGTCGCTTGCCACCTCTTCCACAAGGGCTGCGACTGCGCACCAACGGAGGCCATGAAGTGCCACAGCGTGGAGCTCGAGAGGCGGAGGAAGGTGGACATCTCCACCATTAAGCAGCCAAAGGCAGGGCAATGATGGAAAGAGCCACCTCAAGGGCTTAATCCACAGACCCTTTCAATAAGTTAAACCAAGCCCCTCAATGTAGGGGTCTTTTTTTATCTGACCTTTGTGACATTAAACTCGACCTATGTCCATCATCCAGAAAATATTTTCAGCCCTGAACGCTGACGAAAAGCAAGCGGTCAAGACTGAACTCGCTCAAGCAGAACTGAAGGAAGGCACAACCATCGAGGCGGACAGCTTCGAGGAGGGTCAAGCCGTTTTTATCATCACCGAGGACGGGGAGAAGATTCCGATGCCCGAAGGCACATACGAGCTTGAGGATGGCCGCAAGGTTGAGGTGAACGACAGCAGCATGATCGTCGCCATCGGATCGGGCGAAGAGGAGAAAGCCGAAGAGATCGAGCAGGAGGCGAAGGAAGAGATGAGCGAAGAGGCCGAAGGCGAAGCCCCTAAGGAAGAGGAGCTGAAGGAAGACGAGAAAGAAGAGATGGGCGACATGGACAAGCTCCGCGAAGAGCTACGCCAATACGTCCGCGAGGTGGTCATGGAGGCCATGCAGGAGAAGGAAGAGATGAGCAGCGAGGAAGGCGAAGCCAAGACTCAAGAAGCCGCTCCCGAGGCAGTAGCTGAAGAGACTGAAGAGAAGGCCGACAAGGCCGAGGAGGTCGCTGTCGAAGCGTCTGCCCAGAAGGTCAGCGCGAAGATCAAAGTGAAGCCTGAAGGCACTCGCCCCGACTCCATCGACTGGTTCAAGCCGCAGATGCGCAGCACCACGATGGGCAACGTATTCAAACACATTAACAAGTAAAAACCAAAAAATCCCGATATGTCCACGACTATCAACGTTTCAAATGATGTCACGCGCATCTTTGACAAGACAGAAACCCTGACAGGGGCTTACTCTGTTGAGCATGCCGACAGCGGCAAAACTTTCTTTTTGAACGCAGCAAATGGCGCAGCGATCTCCATGCCCGCATTAAAGGCAGGAGCGAACTACAAGTTCGTTGTGGCTGCCGCTTTTGACACCGCTGACTGGGTGGTCACTCCTTCCGACGCGGGGAAGCTCGAAGGCTCCCTCGTTGTTGCAGGCGACGCTGTTACAGTAGCCGCAGGCAACTCCTTCACCTTTGAACTCGGTGCAGAGAACGTCGGTGACTTCGTTGAGGTCACTTGCGACGGATCGACTTGGTTCGTGAATGGTGTCGGCTTGACAAGCAGCTCTATCACAATTCAATCGTAAACGCCTTAAAAGAAAATCATGGCTACAACTAACAGCATCACCACAACATACGCAGGTGAATTTGCAGGCAAGTACATAAGTGCTGCCCTGCTCTCAGGATCGACTCTCGCGAACAACGAGATCACAATCATGCCGAACGTCAAGTTCAAGGAGGTGGTTCAAAATGTTGCTTCTGGCAACCTGTTGAGCTCTGCCTCTTGCGACTTCACACCTTCAAGCTCCGTCACCCTGACCGAGCGCATCATCGAGCCACAAGAGCTTCAGGTGAACTTGGAGCTGTGCAAGAGCAACTACTTGAGCACATGGCAGGCAATGGAGATGGGCTTCTCTGCATACCATGAGTTCCCCGCTTCCTTCGCTGACTTCCTTATCGCACACGTTGCCGAGAAGGTAGCCGAGGAGATTGAGAAGAACATCTGGCAGGGAGACACTTCCGGCTCTGCTCCGACCAACCACTTCGACGGCTTTGCCAAGCTGATCGAGGCCGCTTCAGGTGTGAACGATGTGGACAGCACAAGCGTGACCGCTGCCAATGTAGTGGACGAGCTCGGCAAGATCGTGGACGCTCTTCCTTCTGCTACTTACAGCAAGAGCGATCTGAAGGTCTACGTCTCTTCCAACATCGCCCGCGCTTATCAGCGCGCACTCGGAGGATTCGCAGCCATCGGCACAGCCGCAGACACCGTTGCCGGCCCATCTTACCAAGACCAGAGCTTCGTGGGCCGCAAGCCGATGAACTTCGACGGAGTTGATTTGGTAATGTGCCCCGGCCTCGCAGACAACACAGCGGTCGCTTCTCCTGCTTCGAACTTGATGTTCGGAACTGGTCTCTTGAGCGATCAGAACGAGGTTCGTGTCATCGACATGGCCGAATACGACGGATCTCAAAACATCCGCGTCATCATGCGCATGACTGCGGGCGTTCAGTTCGGAATCGCTGAAGACATCGTTCTGTACAACCCTGCATAACACAGGCGACTGAATAGACAATTCAAGGGGAGGGCGTGAATCCCTCCCTTTTTTTTTCACTCAAAAAGACAAAAAGAAATGGCTTGCAATTTGACACTCGGACGGAAAGAGCCTTGCAAAGATGTGGTCGGTGGGATCAAGAAAATCTACCTCATCAACTTCGAGCCCCTGACCTTGACAGAGTCAGGAGGAGAGGTGACAGACATCCAAGACGCTGCCGGAACGGCTGACGTTGATGCAGTAGTCTACGAGGTGCGCCACGCTTCCTCCCTGACCTCAAACATCAACAGCTCACGCGAGACTGGCACGACCTTCTTCGAGAGCACTCTCGAGCTGACCTTCAAGAAGCTCTCACAGGAGGACAACGCAGAGCTCGCGATCATGGCACACGGACGCCCTCACATCGTCGTGGTGGACAACAACGACAACAGGATGATCGTCGGCCACGAATACGGCTGTGAGGTAACTGGAGGCACTCTGGTGACAGGCAACGCGATGGGCGACCTCTCGGGCTACACCTTGACCTTCACGGCACAAGAGCGCGCTCTTCCGAAGTTCATGCTCAACACTTTGACAGAGGCAACCTTCGAGGCTCTCCTCGGAACTGTGACTGAAGGAACAAATTCGTAACTTAGCACCCGACACATGGAGCTTATCTGCTCCTCGTTGGTGTTGGTTTATTGTTTGACAAGAGGAGGGTTCACGCCCTCCTTTTTTTATCAACACCCCCAAGCGCATCAACAAGCCTCTGAATGCTTTAACTTTGTGAAAACCACAAGGGACAGATGCACATCCTGACAAGCTCGCAGACAGACTTGCAGACCATCAAGTTCGCACCGCGATCCATTGGTGCGCTCCAGTACCTTCTCCACCTTCAGGAGGAGGAGAGCGGCACGACCTTTCAGATGATCGGCTACGGCATACAAGACGACAGCTTCGTTAGCATCACCCGAACCTTCCCCCTTTATGAGAATTTGTACTACTACCTCCGGGTGTTCAGGCTGCCCTCTGGGGCTTTGTCTTCTACCATGTCAGCCCTCGACGAGCCGACCATCTACCGGAAGAGGGTGACGGACGACCTCGAGGCGGCAGAGGGATGGGAGGAGAGCGTCTTCCAGTGCGTTTCAAATCTTGTTGACCCTTACACGAGCAAGACGAGAAGGCAGGCCAATGAACTCGTAACTTCGTACATGAGCAGCGGGGAGATATTGAATGAGATTTATCGGGGCAAGGTGTTCTGTACAAACAGCACCGACCTCCAAGACTTCAGCGTCTACGACAAGCAGCCGATGACGCAGCAACCGCTCGACAATACAGCGAAATGGGTGACAATTTAAAGATATTAAAGCTGGCAAGCTACACCTCCCCGAAGGTGAGCGAGAAGCCCCGCAATGCGTGGGTCGAGTACGGAGAGGACAACAACTTCTACCAGTACCTGATCGACCTCTTCCACTCTTCGCCAACGAACAACGCAGCGATTCAAGGCATCTCCGACCTCATCTATGGCGAGGGCATGGAGGCAGCAGAGGGGAGCAGCCTCGAGGCGTATGTGAACTTCATCAAGATATTCCAAGCGGAGGATGTTCGTCGTGTATGCCACGACCTCAAGCTCTTCGGCCACGCATCCTTTCAGCTCACCCTCGACAAGGGTCAGGTGGTCGGAGCTTTTCACATCCCCCGCAACTACCTGCGCCCTGCGAAGGTGAACGACGAGGGAGAGGTGGACACCTTCTACTTTAGCAACGACTGGAGCAAGGCGAAGAGCCCCAAGTTCGCCCCTCAAGCCTTCCCCGCCTTCGGGCATCAGGCAGCAGGCGACGACGTGGCCATCTTGAGCGTTGAATCATACAGCCCCGGGTCTGTTTACTTCAGCCCTGTGGACTATCAAGGAGGGCTGCAATACGCGGAGCTCGAGGGGGAGATCGCGAACTACCACCTGAACAACATCAAGAACGGCCTCGCCCCTTCGATGATGATCAACTTCAACAACGGAGTCCCACCCGTCGAGGAGCAGTTCGAGATCGAGCGCGACATCCTCGCGAAGTGGGGAGGGAGTTCGAACAGCGGCAAGGCCATCATCGCATTCAATGACAGCCCAGACAACGCGGCAACGATTGAGGCGGTGCAGCTATCCGATGCGCACAATCAGTACCAGTTCCTTTCGGACGAGTGCATCAGGAAGGTCATGGTGGCGCATAGGATCACTTCTCCGATGCTTTTGGGCATCAAGGACAACACAGGGCTCGGCAACAACGCGGAGGAACTACAAGTCGCGTATGAGCTTTTTGCGAACTCTGTCATCAAACCCTTCAGGCAACTCATCACCGAGGCGGCCGAGAGGATAATCAAGCACAACGGCCTCGACATCGAGCTCAACTTCATTGACCTCAACCCTGTGATGGGCGAGCAAGGTGCAGAAGTGGGACAATCATACACAGGTATACAGGTAAGCTCTGCGATAGACATCATCGCGAAGGTGAAAATCGGAGAGCTGACAGCACAGCAAGCGAGCACGCTCCTCATCTCCATGCTCGGATTCAACGAGGAGAGCGTCGAGAAGCTGTTCGCAGAGCAAGGCGTGAAGCTATCCATCGAAGCCCCTCACTTCAGCGATACAGCGGAGGAGGCATGGCTCAAGTACCTCGAGGACAAGGGCGACAAGGTAGACCTCGACGAGTGGGAGCTCGTCCATGAGGAGGAGGTGACAGACCCCGACGAACCCGACGGGGAGGTGTTCAAATTCTTCAAGAGGTTCAGCGACCCGGAAGAGAAGAGCCGCCACGATGGGGGCGTCTACAAAATCCGCTACCGCTACGACCCAAAGAAAACCAAAGACAACAGCCGGACATTTTGCAAAAACATGGTCGCCAACGCAGGGCAGGGCGTATACTACCGACGCGAAGACATCGAGAAGATGAGCAGCGCAGGAGTGAACTCCGAGTTCGCACCGAAAGGATCGAGCAGCTACAGCATCTGGCGCTTCAAAGGGGGCGTCAATTGTCACCATCGTTGGTTTAGGATGATCTTCAAGCGCAAGCAAGTGGGCGGCAAGGTCAAGCCACTCGACGAGAGCGAGAAGGGAACAACGAGGCGCGACATCGAGGACAACTACAAGCGCACAAGCGAGGGCACAGCGAAGAGCGCAGGCGTTCAAAACATGAACCCCGCAGGCTACGATGATGCAAAGACGCGCCCGATTGATATGCCAAACCAAGGGAGACGATGAGCGACGTTCTATTCATACAACGCGAAGACCTGATCCGCTACACGCTGATAGGTGGCAACGTGGACACCGATAAAATCATCCCGCACATCAAGGTGGCGCAGGACATCCACATCCTCCCCATCCTCGGGACGAAGCTCTACGAGAAGCTCCAGAGCGACATCAGCGGCAGCACATTGGCGGGCAACTACTCGACGCTGCTGACCGAGTTCGTGCAGCCCTGCCTCATCCATCTGGCCGCTGCGGAGTTCTACCAGTTCCACGCCTACGAGGTGAGCAACGCGGGGGTGTTCAGGCATCAGTCAGAGAACGCAAGCACGCCCTCCATCGACGAGCTTCAGGCGCTCATCACCAAGCAGACGGATGTGGGCGACCACTACAAGAGGCGGCTCGTGGATCACCTCGAATACTATCCGACGCGCTTCCCGGAGTACACGGCAGCGCAGGAGGATGGTATGCATCCGAATCATTCACGCAGGTCAAATCGTTGGGTCTACTGATATGGCGAATTCAAACAACTGGGGAGAGATATACAAGTCCACATGGTGGGGGGACGAGGACTGGAGCGCCAACTCTCTGAAGATTGACAGCGCACCTCCGGGCTTTGCGGAGCAGAACCTTTTGCTCGGCTCTGAAGAGCTCAACAAGGCGCAGGACGGCCAATGGATTCAGAGGCTCATCAGCTCGGTAACTGCGGACGATGAGGTCGCGCCAATAGGAGGAGAGACAACAGCGGAGAGCGTGGCCTTCACAGCCAACAAGCAGAGCCGCATCGAGCAGCTCGTCACATTGGTCGCGGGCACGGAGTACACCTTCAGCGTATGGGCGAAGGCAACGGGTGGATCGCCTCAATCTTTCAGGCTGTCATACTACGACAACACCGCAGGAAGCGGGGCAAGGGAAAACGAGACAGCACCCACTTCATGGGATGCAACAACAGGCAGGGCGACGATGACCTTCACCGCTGCAAGCAGTGGCACTTATTGGATGCGCATCCAGAACGCATCGGCAGGAGCTGCGCAGAGCATCTACTTCTGGGGGGCGATGTTGAACGAGGGAGCAGCAGCAGGCGACTACATCAAGACGACGTTCGCAGTAGGCCCGACCGATCCACCTGTTGCGAATGCTCAATTCGGTGACAACTTCGGGCGCGTGAGTGCTTACTACTCATTGAGGCAATTCACGACCGCAGAGGAAACCAACGCCATACGGGTGCGGAGGTCATCTGATGACACCGAGCAAGATATAGGATTCGATGCGAACGGAGACCTTGACACTACGGCTCTGCTTGCATTTGTAGGAACGGGAGGCACAGACAACGGAGCGGTCACAACCTTCTACGACCAATCAGGCAACGGCAACGATGCGACCAACGCGACCGAATCCGAGCAGCCTTTGGTAGTGAGTGGGGGGACATTGGTAACAATAGACGGCTATCCATGTTTAGACGGGGACATCGGAGCGGACACAATGCTGCAAGCGTTGGATGTCATTGACACCGTTGGAGATGTTGCAATTTTCAGCACATATGCTTTAAAGACCGATGGAACAACTGCCAACCAAATCACCTTCGAGATTGGCAACGGGACAAGCTCACACCGCATCCACGACACGCTCGGAAGAGGGGGAGCAGGTACATTCGGAATTGACATCCGAGGAGCAACAAACTACGACTTCGGAAACGCTACGGGCGTGGCGGTAGATGACATTTACCTGAACTCCATCTTGTCGGAGACAAACGGATTTTATATTAACGGAACACAACAAACCTCAAACAATGCGGTAAGGAGTGGTTCAACGGTGGACGCTTTGACGCTCTTTAATAGGGGAGGGGGTGCTTTTCCATACAAAGGGAAGTTCTTTGAATTTATCTTTTTTGCATCCGACCAATCAAGCAACCGCACGGGCATTGAAACGAACATCGACACTTATTTCGACATCGTATGAGTTGGTACATCGGAACACTTGAGGAGGTTGAAGCCTACAACGCCAAGGTCAACGAGGCCAAGGCGTACAAAGGGTCTATCACTTCCAACTGGGCGAACCCACGCCAACACCCTGACGGGAGCAAGTGGGCGATCGCTGCGAACAACTCGATCGAGCCACAAGAGGAATCAAATCTTATCTTTGAAGTTCAGCTCTCGGACGACTGGACGCCCGAGGTAGAACTCTAAAACATGGCGAACCTTTTCGACTCCGCGAGCTTGTTGCTCGTCGCTTCAGCATTCAAATCAGCAAAAGCATACAGCGTAATACCGACGGACGGAGACGGAGACTTCACCTTCGCCAGAGCAGCAACCTCCTCACGCACGAAGAGCGACGGCACGACGGAGACAGGCATCGCCACCAACGTCCCCGCCCTCCACTACGGCACAGCGGGCGACCCCGAGACGTGCCCCTCCTTCCGCGTGGAGAACAGCACAGCAGCGGCCACCTTCACCCTCGGCAGCATCGTGACGAAGGGAATCTTGACGGGAACGGCCGGGACGCTGATGATCGAGGGCAAGCTACCCGACAGCGTGACAGGATTCATTGACATCGGCTTGAGCAGCGACTTCAACAACAACCGCATCAGAACCCTCAACACAGGCTTCAGCGTCGTGCAGGGGGGCTCGGTGGTCTCCTCGGACGGGACGATCTTCGACAGCGACGGCACGCACATCGTGACAAGGATAGCGGTCTCTTGGAGTGGAGCAGGCACAGCAGCAAGCGCGACCCCGACGATCCTGATCAGCCAGAACGGAGCAACTAAGACGCACAGCATCACCGAGTGGAACGACGCGGACAAGTTCGACGAGATTCGCATCACAGGCAAGAGCAGCGACGACACGGACGAGATCAAGGTCTTCGCCCTATGGGACACCGCCCTCACGCAGACGGAGCTCAACACCATCACAAGTGGCAGCTAAAAAAGACGAGATACGCCTCCACCTCATTCGGGAGAAGGAGGACGAGTGGCAGACGACAGGACGGCTCGAAGACCGCAACGGCATCGAGGTCGCCAAAACTCTGGAGCTGCCGTGGCGAAACAACGAGCGCAACATCTCAAGAATCCCGGGCGGTATTTATCCAGTCATCAAACACATCAGCCCCAAGTTCGGGCAGTCGTTTTGGCTGCAAGAAACGGGCAGCCGTTCGCAGATACTCATCCATACCGGAAATTATTACAGAGATACCCACGGCTGCATCCTTGTGGGTGAGGGTCTTAAGGATATAAACAACGACGGCCACCTCGATGTGTACAACTCCCGCAACACAATCACCAAGATGCTGCGGGCTTTGCCTCGTAAATTTGCAATGAAGATTACCACAATCGGAAAAGATGAAATTTGATCTGGACGAGATAGGCATCAACATCGGGCTGATGATCGGGGGATTCTTCGGCAGCCTGATCACCATCAAGAAGAAGCGCGACCTGAAGGAGCAGCTCCTCTCCGTCATCACCGGCACAATGTCGGCCAACTACCTCGCTCCTGTTCTGATTGATTGGCTGAATCTCACAGGCTCTTCCCAATACGGCACGGCCTTCATCGTGGGCTTTGGTGGCCTGAAGATGGTGGAGGCGTTCTACCACAAGTTTTTCGATAAGGTCACCAAGTGAACAAGGCCAAGTTCATCGGGGAGTTGATTCAATGGGTGGTCATCGCCCTGCTTGCCTTCTCCATGTTCGCGTGGATTGAGGTGCGTTTCTTCCTCCCGACCCTTGAGCGCGACATCGAGAAGCACATCCACCACGACACCATCTACATCGTCAAGGGGGACACTCTGCACCCCTAAAAAATGAATCCTTGTTATCAGGTCTACGAGGATGGGAGTCTCTTCCTTGTGTACTTTTGCCTGCACCAATTTGCCCCCGACGATGACAAGGTTCTCTACTTCCAGATACCGCCTGCATACGCCTAACGCCCTTAAACGCCCCGACAGCGACATCATCAAGGTGCTGATCCTTATCACGGCCATCTGCATCCTGTCGCTCACCTCCTGCTCCGCGAACTGGCACTTGAAGAGAGCCATCTCAAAAGACCCGAGCATCATGCAACCGCCAGAGGTGGAGATCGTGGATACGACCATCGTCATCGAGGAAATTCGCGCAGAGACGACGTTTGTGTCTCTTCCGGTGGATACCATCACAATCGAAAAAGAACGTCTCAGAATCAAGATAAAGCGCATACACGACACTCTGGTGGTTGATGGTATGTGCATGACCGACACGATCCGCGTCGTTGAGGAGGTGGAGCTTCCTCCAGTCATTCAGTACAAGCCGCGACCGACGTGGCAGACCATCATCGCGTGGCTGTTGGCAGGGCTGTTCGCTTTCAAGATTGTGCAGCGAGCGATCGACCGCTTCCTCGGGGCGTAAACTTTTTTCTTTTTTTGTTTGGTAGTGTTGAAAAAGGTTTTATATTTGACTTGTCAAACAGAAACAAACAACAAAAACCAACGACATGAACTCAATTACTTTTATCATCCCAACAAACGGCACAGAAAAAGTTCTCACAATTGACATTGACAGCTGGTCGCATAAGGTCGGTAAGACTATCATGGGATTCTTCCGTCACCACTGCACAGATATTTGCCACGACGTCGAAGCTTACGAAGGCGGCAGTGTTAGCATCAACAATGATTATGGAGTTTACGAGCTGAAAATCTCGGGAGACAACGGATGCAGAACTTTCGAAAGCGTAGAAACATTCTGCCTGTAAGATTATAACAAGCCCCCACCTCGGGGGCTTTCTCTTTTTTTACCTCAAACACCAACACCATGAAAACACTATTCGAAAGGCTACGGCCAGAGCAGCGCAAACGCCTGCAAGAACTCAAGAAGGAGATGCCATTCGTGCAGGACGGCCTCGTTAAAATACTCCGACAGCACACCCTCCTCATCCATGTACCCTTTGGCGATGTGATCGACATCGTCCGCTACTTGGGAGACGGGCGGCACTCCATCGGTGACGGCATTGTCGCGGTTTACAACTGCTTCGAAGACATTGACAAGACAGGCGACGACCCGAGCCTTCAATCGGATCACAACGCTCAAACAACCAACACATGAGCAACTTTTCATTCATCCCAGAGGGGCACAAGATGCCATCCTCAAAAGGACGCTACACCAAAGTCAAGGAGGGCGAGACCCTCAAGCTCCGCGTCCTATCTCTTCAGATCATCGACGGCTTCGTGCGGTGGTCAAACGACAACAAGCCCATCAGGTGGCGCAACGGAGAGGACGAGCCCGCAGGCTTCGACTTCCGCGAGGGCGACAAGGCAAAGTACTTCTGGGCTTTGGTCGTATGGAACTACGAGACAGAGCAGTCAGAGGTGTGGGAGATCACACAGAAGAGCATCCTCGACTCCCTGCGCAACTACGCCACGGACGAGGACTGGGGACACCCCAACACCTACGACCTCAAGATCGCGCGCACCGGAGCAGGGCTCGAAACATCCTACGCCCTCACCGCCCTGCCACACAAGGCGATGACGAAGAAGGTCGAGGAGGCGATGAACACCAACTTCCCGGACGTTCACGCGCTCTTCACAGGAGACGATCCATTCAAAGCTGCGAAGTAATGGGGGCGAGCCGCGAGCTATTCATCAAAGAGCGGGAGGCGCAGGCCTCTCGCAATGATGAGGACTACCAGTATTTGCAATGGAGTCTGAAAAAGAACAAGGCCAACAGGCCAAACAAGTCAACCAACCCAAAAAGAAAGAAATGAAACACCTTTCAAAATTGATGGACAGCCCGACCAAGAGGACGGAGCAGTTCAATGTGTTACTCTCGAAGGTCGAGAAGTCAATGGTCGAAGAGATGGCCGAGTTCTACGAGCTCACGCCCTACAACTTCATGCGCTCCGCTATCCCTGCGCTGTACAAGTTGATGGAGGCAGAGAGGAAGGAGAAGGCGCAGGCGCAGTCGATGGAGTTGAACCTGAAAACCGACGAGCAATGAGCCAACCAAACACATACGAGGAAGTGATGGCCAACATGGTCACCGAGATTGAGGAGGGCAACGAGAGCGCACTTCAGGCGTTCCTCTCCTTCCGCAACATCGAGAAGATCGCGAAGGAGTGCATGAAGCAGATCGAACCCCTCGCTCTTCAGGAGCTGTCGAGTTACAACGGAAGGATCGAGCAAGGCGACGTCGTCATCGAATCACGCAGCAGCGCGGGGCGGTGGAAGTTCACCGACGACGCTCACGCGGAACTCAAGCAGCAGCTCAAGGATGCGGAGGAACTGCGCAAGCAAGCGCACAAGCTCCACCTGAAGGGCAGCGAGGTGATCGACCCAGAGACGGGCGAGATCGTACCGCCTGCCGACTACACGCCCGGCAAGGAGAGCATCTTCATCTCTAAAGCACGGAAGTCATGATCAGGCGCTCACTCATGTCCAAGCTCTCGGACACCGACCGACAGAAGGTCGAGAAGAGCGAGAACAGCACCATCGTGCTCCCTGCCCTGCGCACCCACTCCTTCGCTATGCACCTGACCATCCTCGAGGCTGTCATGGTCTGGCAGATCATCAAGGGGGGAGACGTGCGCTTCGACTTCGTTGAATTTGCAAACCTCTTCGAGATATGATTCAGCCGATCCTTTTGACCATCGCCCTGTGCTGCGTGATCTTCTTCTTTGCGAAGGAGGTCAGGAGTATGGCCGCTGATATTCGTGACATCTACAAAGACGCAGACCGTGATTGAGATCAGACAAAAAGCCGAGCGCAAGTTCTGCAACATCGGAGGCCTGTGGTACATCTTCCGCAAGCTCCTCTTCGCCCGCGAGGTGGAGGTGCTCATCTACTTCCCCGACGACATGAAGGAGGCCTACATGAGCAAGAAGAGAGCCTACAAATACAAGCCGATCGTCGGATGGCAAGGAAGGGGCAGGTGTCAAGACATCTGCTTCAGGATATTCCAAGAAGGCAACGTTCTGGAGACAGCCCGAACGCTCGAGGATAACAACAAGATGCACATGAACGTCCGCGAGGAGAAGGCAAGCGCATCAAACGACATCCCCGTGAAGGCGTACATGATGACGCGCAGGGCGGGGGAGTGGTTTCCGATCCTCCCGCTGCACCCATATCCGAGCAATTCTTTCCGGTATCGCGTGGCTATCAGGCGGGTGAAGTAGTATCTTTGACCTGTGTCCCCTTCGACTATACGGACGCATGAGGTACTAATTAAGCTCTACAATGGAGGCGCGAGGTCGAAGGCGTGCTGAAGTTGTGGGGCTTCTTTTTTGGACTAAAATGAAAGACGACAAGACAGAAGAGCGCAAGGCGTTCAGCTTCCTGAGAAGCTACTACAAGACACTGCAAGAGCTGCCAGATGATAAGCGTCTGCGGATGTTCGACGCGATCGCAGCGTTCGCCTTCGATGGATGCGAGCCGAGCAACCTCGAGGACTGGATCGAGACAGCAATCTGGCAAGGAATGAAGGGAACGCTCGAGCCCTCCCGCAGGGGGTGGTGCGACAAGATGGGCATCCCTTACGAAGGGGGTGCTGAACCCCCTTGCCAAGGGGTGGAGGTTACCCCTTACCAACAGAAGAGAAGAGAAGAGAAGAGAGAAGAGGAGGAGAGTAAAGAAGAAAAACAAGTTTTCTTGCCTTTTGAGACTGACACCTTCAAGGCTCAATGGCAGCTCTGGAAGCAGTACCGCAAACAGCAGCACCGCTTCACCTACAAAAGCCCCGCCTCGGAGCAGGCAGCACTCACCGAGCTCGGCAAGATGTCCGGCAGTCAGGAGAAGAAAGCCATCGCCATCCTCCACCATACAATGGCGCACGGGTGGAGGGGCTTCGTCGAACCAAAGGAAGAAGAGAACAGCACCAACATGATAAACGTCGCAGATATATGAGCTTAGACACATACCAAAATTGGCTGCGTACATTGTCGCCCGAAGACCTGCGCACGGAGGAGCACAACCTCAAGTTCATCATCCGCGAGATGTCAAGCACTCAGGCGCGTTACATAGCAGATGTCAAGCTGATGAAATTGAAATACATAAAAAGCCAAACATGAACCAACTTGCACCACTCACCGCTGACATCGTAGCGGCCAAACAAGGGCAGCAGATGAGCTCCCTGAACGATGACGACCTCGGGGCGTTCCTGCGCGATGAGGTGAAGAAAGCCCTGAACAGACTGGGCAGAAAACAGATCGACCCCGACGTGCTGAAGATAGCCGTCGAGGACATTGCCAACGACCTCCGCACGAAGTACCGCATCTTGACGATCGAGGAGGTAAGCATCGCCTTCCGAGAGGGGGCACGAAGGAACGAGGAGCACCTCTTCAGCTCCCGCACCCTCGCCCAATGGCTCGAGACCTACATGAAGGAGATCAGGGTGAAGGCATTCGACCACAGCATCAAGCCAGAGAAGGCACTCCCGCAGGAGACATTTGACCGGGAGGAGTTCATCACCAAAGCCTTCGACCGCTTCAACATCGGAGGGGAGCTGTATGGTGCGGAGCGATTATATCACCACCTCGAGAAGATGGGCAAGATCGACATGACCACGATCGAGAAGTGGCAGGCACTCAAGGACACGATCGAGAAGGAGATGGAGGACACGGCCAACTGCATCAGCAACCCAATACTGCGAAATTCAGCACGCAAAAGGATGGACGAACTGAAGGCAGCGAAGATCGAGCCGACGAAGGCCGAGGAGTGGATCAGGGTGGCAACGATGCGCCACATCGTGGAGGGCTACTTTCGGAAGTGCTACCTGTCAAAGGTGTCGCCGGTATGAAGCAAGATGAAAGCCGCCTTCAGATGGCCTGCGTGAAATGGTTTCGGATGCAGTACCCGCAGCATCGCAAGCTCCTCTTCTCTGTCCCGAATGGAGGATATCGAAACCTCGCCACCGCCAAACGCATGAAGCTCGAGGGCGTGGTGGCCGGAGTATCTGACCTCATCCTACTGATCCCCTCGCACGACTTCCACGGCCTCTGTATCGAAATGAAGACACCAAAGGGCAGGCAGACCGACAACCAGAAGGCATGGCAGACCCATGTCGAGGCTCATGGCTATATTTACGCCCTCGCCAGATCAGTCGAGGACTTCCAGAACATTGTCAGCGATTACCTAAACCAACACAGCAACACATGAACATCAGCGAAAAGTTCACAGACAAGCAGCTCTTTCACTTTGCCCTCCGGGTAAAGTGCGAGCAGGACGACATCCCGCCCGAGGAGGTGGTGATGAAGACAAGGAAGAGGCACATCGTCGAGGCGCGGATGATGATCAGCAAGCTCCTCCTGAAGGAAGGGCTCACGCTCTCCGAGATCGCCCGCTTCCTGAACAAAGACCACGCGACGATCATCCACTACCGCAACCTCCACGACGATCTGATGAAGACGGAGGCGAAGTACAAGCACAAGTTCGACAAGCTCGTCAGCGCGTTCAGGTACGAGATAGTGACAGGCGACGCGCAGCAATGGCGCGACTTCGTGGACAAGGCCAATGAAGCATACGACGAGCACGGGTGGGGCGTGGAGATGCTCCAATTTCTCTACGAGATGAAAAAGGTATAAGTGGCGATATTCGACAGAGAGCAACCCATCGGCAAGCGTCTGGACTTCTACGCAAGGGAGGAGGCCAACAAGATGCAGGCATACCTCATCTGCGCGAAGACCGCCCGCAAGTTCTGGAAGATGTTCACGGCGGAGGAGTACAAGATCAGGCGCATCGCGAACTCGGGCGCACCGATCTCATTCGAGGAGTTCAAGGAACACGTTCGCTCCCGAATTGATAACTTTGAGCTGTCAAGGGTGCACCACCTCCACGACCTCATCGAAGAGGGGAAGAAGACGGAAGCCATTGACTATTTTTTCACAAGCAGAAAAGCATGGATAACAAACCAACCGGACTCGGAGATACTATCGAAAAAATCACGGAGGCGACGGGGATTAAGCAGGTGATCAAACGATTCACGAAGGCCACGGGCATCGACTGCGGCTGTGACAAGCGCAAGGAGATTCTGAACGAGATGTTCCCCTACCAGAAGCCCGCCTGCATGAACAGAGCACAGCACTCCGTCTGGCAGGATTTCAAGGAGAACAGAGGGCAGAAGATCACCTCCCCCGAGCAGGAGATGGTGGCGCGGATGCACTCCGACCTGTTTCACCACAAGTTCACAAAGCCCTGCACCTGTTCGCCCAAGAAGTGGAACGAGTGGATCAGAGACATCGACCGCATTTTTGACACATATGGAAAGACGACCACTAAAGACGCTTAAAGCGAACCCCAACAACCCGAGGGTGATCAGGGACGAGAAGTTCAAGAAGCTCGTGAAGTCCATCAAGGAGTTCCCCGAGATGCTCGAGGCTCGCCCGGTAGTGGTGAACCCCGACATGGTGGTGCTTGGTGGCAACATGAGGCTGAAGGCACTCCGCGAGGCAGGGGTCGAAGAAGCTCCCGTGTACATCGCATCATGGGATGAAGTCAAGCAGCGGCAGTTCATCATCAAGGACAACGTCGGATTCGGGGAGTGGGACTGGGATGCCCTCGCCAACGAGTGGAACGAGGAGGAGCTGCAAGACTGGGGGCTCGACATTCCGGGCTTCGAGGAGATGCAGGAAGTGCTCGAGGCAGAGGAGGACGACTTCGATGTCCCCGACGAGATCAAGACCGACATCGTACCGGGCGACCTCTTCGAGATAGGAGAGCACCGCCTGCTGTGTGGGGATTCGACCGACTCAAAGCTCTGGGAAAAGCTCGAGATCAAAGACAAGAGCATCTGCTTCACCTCCCCGCCATACAATGCAGGGGCATCTGCAAAACTCACAGGGAACAGATCAGCATCAGAGAAGGGCAACTTCTACGAGGAGTATCAAGACGACAGCACGAACTACCCCGATCTAATAAGTGAGACACTATCCAACGCGCTCATGTTTACGGATGGAGTCTGCTACAACGTGCAACCACTTGCAAACAACAAGACGCTCATCATCGACTGGCTCCATCAATGGAAGGACTCGCTCGTCGATATATTGACATGGGACAAAGGACACGCAGCCCCCGCGATGGCTTCAGGTGTTTGCTCTTCGACTTTTGAGTGGCTCGTTGTTTTCAATTCAAGCAACAACTCCAGAACGATCCCCTTGTCATCTTGGAGGGGAACAATCAGCAACGTCTACGCAGCACCCCCGCAAAGGCAAAACGAATTTTCAGGCGTTCACGCTGCGACCTTCCCGATACATCTCCCAGAGTTCGTTATCTCTCAACTAATGGACAAGAGTGAAGGCGTGGTCGATTGTTTCATGGGCACAGGCACGACAATGGTGGCAGCTCATCAGCTCGGGCGCAAGTGCTACGGCATGGAGCTCGATCCGAAATACTGCCAAGTGATCGTGGACAGGATGCACAAGCTCGACCCCTCGCTCCAGATCAAGCGCAACGGCCAACCCTACGAGGTCAAGAATTTAGAAACTAATTAGACGCATGCCCAACCCCGAAAACCTCCGACCCGCCAAAAAAGGCGAAGTGCGAAACCCCAACGGAAGGCCAAAGGGCTCACGCAACCGCAGCACCATCGCCCGCGAGTGGCTCGAGGTGACGCAGTACATCACGAATCCCATCACAGGGGAGAAGGAGAAGCTGGAGCAGCAGGACATCATGACGCTCGCCATCATCAAGAAGGCAAGGGACGGAGATGTTGCAGCGTACAAAGCCCTGCTCGATTCAGCATACGGCCAACCCCTTCAGCAGATACAGCAGGAGGTGTCCAAGATTGACGAGATTGAGATCGTCATCAAAGAGGCGGATGACTTTTGAAAGCACGCCTTGAGACGTCCGGCCTGTTCAGAAAGAACCTCGAGGCCACCGAATCCATCGTCGTCAATCAGGGCGGCAGCCGATCGGGGAAGACGTACTCGATCCTTCAGGTGCTCATCATCAAAGCGCACCAGACAACAGGCAAGACGTTCACCATCGCAAGGAAGACCCTCAAGAGCTTACGCTCCACAGCGATGCGCGACTTCTTCGAGATACTGGAGAAGGCAGGAATGTACGACCAAAGCCTCCACAACAAGAGCGACAACATCTACTTCATCAATGGCAACCGCTTCGAGTTCATGGGGATGGACGACCCCCAGAAGAAACGCGGAGCGAAGAGACACATCCTATTCTGCAACGAGGCGAACGAATTGGCGAAGGAGGACTTCCTTCAGCTCGAGCTCCGAACGACCGAGCAGATATACATTGACTTCAACCCGTCCGACGAATATCACTGGCTGTATGAGGATGTGATCCCCCGCGCCCACTTCATTAAGAGCACATACCGAAACAACCCCTTCCTCGATGCCCTCACCATTCAGCGCATCGAACGCCTCAAGGAGACCGATCCCCAAGCGTGGCAAGTGTACGGCCTCGGAGAGAGGGCAATCAGCAGAGACAATGTATTCACCTTCGACGAGAGGGAGATCCCGAAGGAGGCGAAGCTGATGAGCATGGGCATGGACTTCGGATTCACCAACGACCCGACCGCGTTCGTTGAGGTGTGGCAGCAGGGGGATGACGTTTGGATCAGGGAACGCATCTACCGCACCGACATGACAAACCAAGACATCGGGCGCGAACTGGCGAACCTGAACATCGATAGACGCGACGCGATCTACTGCGACAGCGCAGAGCCCAAGAGCATCGAGGAGCTGCGACGCATGGGGTGGAATGTGCGCCCCGCAGACAAGGGCAAGGACAGCGTGAACGCAGGCATCCAACTCATGAAGACCTTCAAGCTGCACGTCGAGCCCTCGAGCACCAACCTCATCAAGGAGCTGCGCAACTACAAGTGGACGAAGGATAAGGACGGGCGCAACCTGAACAAGCCAGTCGATGCCTTCAACCACGCCATCGACGCGACGAGATACGCGATCTTCAGCAAGGTGGGCAAGCCGAATCATGGGAAGTATCACCTCAGATAAATTCTATCTTTGCACATACCCCTGTGCAAATGCGCGAGATTAAAGTCATAGTCCCCACCTCGTGGGAGGACATCACCCTCGAGGCTTACATGAAGTTCAGCGCGATCGACACCGACGCGAAGGAGGAGTTCATCCAAGTGAAAGCCCTCGCCTACTTCTGCGGCATCAACGAGCTCGACGCGATGGACATGAAGGTGAAAGACCGCGAGGCCATCATCGCCCAGATACTCGAGGTGCTCAACAGAGAGCCCGAGTTCACGCAAGCCTTCAGCCTCTTCGGCAAAGACTACGGCTTCCACCCCAACCTTGACGAGATCACCTTCGGGGAGTTCATCGACCTCGAGAAGTACCAGTACAACATGGAGAGCCTCGACAAGATCATGGCGATCCTTTACCGCCCCATTGTGAGGAGCATGGGCGACCGCTACGAGATCGAGCCCTACAACGCGGACGGGGACAGCGAGGTGATCAAGAAGATGAGCGCAGGGACGGCCATCGCAGCCTTGCTTTTTTTTTATCGAGTCGGAACTCATTTGTCGATGCATATCCTGAAATCTTTGAGCCCCGAAGTGATGGAGGCATCGGAGGCGACAACTTCCTCAAAAAGTGGGGGTGGTTTGCAGCGATCCATCGGCTTTGCGACGGAGACCCTACAAGAGCTGATTCCATCACATCACTACCGCTTCATCGAGCGCTGTTCTGGCTTGCTTACGAGAGCGACCGGGATGAATACGAACGAAGAAGACTAAAGCAGGCACATGGCTAATTTTTACAGAATCACCGGACAGATCAGGCAGGCGATCGAGGCGACGAGCAGGGTGAACACCATCACCTTCGGCAACCTCGGGGACGTTGATCTGAACAAACAGAACATCTACCCCATCGCCCACATCACCCCGGAGAACTGCACCATGAACGGAGCGACCTCGACGTGGAGCTTCAACATCAGCATCTTCGACCAAGTTGATTTTAACAAGGATGACGTGCGGGATGTGCCTGTCTCCTTCCACGGGACGGACAACGTACAGGACATCTTGAACGACTGCGCCCTCACCTTCCACATATGGCTCGATGAGTTCAGGAGGGGAGATCGCCACGCGGACAACCTTCAGCTCGAGGGAGGGGTAACGCTCCAGAGCTTCCTTGAGACACAGACGAACAGCCTCGCAGGGTGGAGCGCGACCATCAGCATCACCGCACCAAACGCAACAACGACCGATGGCCTCTGCTAAATTCCCACGGCTCGAGGAGGTGCTCGAAGAGATGGGCGACTTCGTTGTCAAGCAAGCGAAGCGCAACCTCACCGAGAAGCGGGAGCGCATCAATGTGCGGGCAAAGTGGGAGGACGGCAGGCCGCAGAGCTTCGAGTTTAGGAAGGGCAAGCGCAAGAGCTCCGCATCGGGAAGGCTCGAGAAGTCGCTCGGCTACGAACTGAAGGAGGACGGGCAGGGCATTCGCGTACATTACAAGAGTCTGGGCTATGGCTTCTACTTGGACAGAGGTCGATATCCATTTATGAAGGGAGTCGGAGGAGGCAAGGGACTGCCCACGAAAAAGGTCGGAGGACGGCTTGAATCGCCACGCCTCAATCAATGGATCAAGTCAAAGCGCATACAGCCCCGCGACCTGACGACGGGGCAGTTCATTGAGAAGACGGAGAGCAACATGAGGAGCATGGCCTTCCTGATGAATCGCAAGATCAAGTGGTTCGGCATCGAGCCCACCCACTTCTTCAGCGAGCCCGAGGAGCAGGCGCGTGACAAGTATGAAGCGAAAATAATTGAAGCCTTCGAGGAGGACATCAGAAACCAAGTGACAGCATGACGATCAACCAACAGCCCGGAGGCACGATATACGCCTTGAGCCCTGTGATCTATCACATCAGCGACAGCGCATACAACGAGGCGAACTTCAGGTATAAGCTCGAGGTGTACATCTGGGAGGGGGACAACCCAAGCGACAAGCCCGGCACGGCCACCTACACCCTCACCAAGCTGCCCGACAGCAACAGCGTGGGCATCTTTGACATCAGTCAGCTCATCAGGTCGCAGCTCGGCTTTGAAGAGCCCGACGCGCTGCTCAATGCGAACAGCAGCCAAGTGAACAACAACACGACGGGGGCGGTGTGGGTGCAAGTGACTGCAACCTACACGAGCGACGACAGCACGGCCACGCCTGTGAACTCGGGCACGCGCCTCGCAGTTCGTGGCTTCACCAAGTATTCGCAGGGGGTGAACTCAACCCACAGCTCAAGGGCAACGATGAGCAACTTTGTGGACGGACTCGTCATCCCGAACAGCCTCCAGTTCACGACCTCCTTCCTGACCGCCACCATCGACAACCTCGTCATCGAGGGGGAGCACGGCATCGACTACGCCATCGACATGACAGGGAAGGACACCACCGAAACAACCGAGAGCCTCGTCCATGTGCTCCTCGGCTCTGACATCTACGGCCAGACCCTCGAGAAGAGGAGGCAGGACATCGTGGCAGACAGCGGGACGGTCGAGTCGTTTTCCTGCGTTTACAGCTACGCAACGCAATACAATGACACCTACACCATCATCGCCAAAGATGGTGCAGCAGAGCAGCGGAGGATGAGCGTCGAGGTGGCCTGCGCTGACAGATACACGCAGTTCTTCATTGGCTTCCTAAATCGCTTCGGAGCTTATGACTACATCCCCGCCCTCAAGGCACGGGAGGACAGCGCGACCTTCGAGCGGAGGGAGTTCGACAACAGCTACCTCACGACCGCAGCCCTCGCGGTGAGCTACACCGACACCGAAGGCACGGAGCGCATCTTCGAAGCCAACGGACAGGAGAGCATCACTATCAACACGGGCTATCAGCCCGAGGACATTTGGGAGATGATCACCGACATGATGCAGAGCGAGAAGGTGTTCCTCGTCGATGGCACGAACATCACTCCATTGATCCCCTCGAGCGGAGACGTGGCGAAGCAGAAGCACATCAACAACAAGCTCGTCAACTACACCCTCGCCTTCCGCGTGGCCAATGACCTTAAGAATCTGGTGACGATATGAGCAGGGTGAGCCTTATCATCGGAGGAGTCACCGCAGACCTGTACAAGGGCGAAGACATCACCCTCGTCAAGCAAGCTAAAGACCTGACCGACCTCGGGGCGACGCGGACGGACTTCAGCCGCCCCTTCACCATCCCCGCGACGGACACGAACAACGGCATCTTCACGCACTTTTACAACCTCGACATCGATGACCCCTACCCTGTACACAACAAGTCAGAGGCATCCATCAACGTCAAGGGCGTGCAGATATTCGAGGGAGTCCTCGAGCTGATGAATGTCACGCTGAAGAACAACATCCCCGACAGCTACGAGGTGAACTTCTACGGAAGGAACAAGCAGCTCACCACCCTCTGGGGGGATGACTACCTCCGAGACATCAACATGAACCTCGACCACGCGCTGACCTACACGAACGTCGTGGCATCATGGGGCGGCACTCTGGAGAGCGGAAATGTGCGCTATCCGATCATTGACTTCGGCAGCAGAGAGCAGGGGGCATGGAACTACTCGACCGCAAAGATGGCGCAGAACAGCATCGCCATAGATGAGGGAGCAATCCACCCGGCAGAGCTACGCCCTGCGGTGCGATTGAGCACCATCTTGACCAAGTGCTTCACGCATATCAGCAAGACCCTCACGCTCGACTCCTCCATCGACGACGACAACCTCTACATGATGGGGATGGAGAAGGTCGGCAAGTTCCTCGACGGCTACGACGCAGAGGTGAACGCGGAGCTCGTTGTGGACATATCAGCGGGGACATCTTACAACGACCTTGCGGGCTTCACCGAGAACACGGACAACGATGTGAGATTCAACCACACGACGGGCGAGTTCACAGCGGCAACCGTTGGGGACTATACGTTCAGGCTCGCCTTCACATCCATCACCTCAGGGCGATCTTTTAACATCCGAACAATGAAGAACGGAGCAGTCGCGCCGAACGCTCCAGTCCAATCTTCAGGCACTTCGCAGACCTACACCTTCACCATGTTCTTGCAGCAGGGCGATGTGATCAAGTTCCAAGTGGCAGAGGTGCAGGGGCTCGCCTTCACAGCCGACCTTGTATACGACCTCATTGACTGGCCGACCCTCAAGACAGGGGCGACCATCTTGATCGAGGACGGGATGCCAGAGCTCAAGATCACCGACTTCATCAACGGAGTGCTCAAGATGTTCAACGCGGTGCTGACCACCTCCGACGGGGTGGCCTACACCATGAGCCCCCTCACGGACTACCTCAACGCAGGGGCGACGAAGGAGTGGTCGGACAAGATAGACACCTCCGTGGTCAAGATTGACAAGCAGGAAGTCCCCGAATCGGTCAAGCTGATGCACAAGGAGAGCGAAGACCTCGCGAACATCAGCTTCAAGAACGCCTTCGCCCGAGACTACGGAGCGGTGAAATACGAGAACGCGGGCTTGTTTGACTTCACGTCCGACGGCATCGAGGTGGAGAGCCCCTTCGTTATCATGCCGACAACGCTCGAGAATCAGGTGGACACGGCAGGGGTGCGCATAGGGACGACCGACCTCGAAATCTACAAGTTCATGGACACGGATGGCGAGCCGATACAGGTCGAGCTATCCCTCTTCTACTGGGCAGGATATGAGGCGACCACCTTCACTTGGAAGATGGTGAACGATTCAGCCGTCGTGGTGGATCAGACCTCCTTCCCCTACTTCAGGACATGGGATGACAAGCCTGTGGCCTCAACGGACAACTCGATCGCCTTCAGCATTGAGACGCCCCCGAGCAGAGCGATCACGACGAACACCTTCCTCGAGAAGTATTGGAGGCCGCACCTCGACCGCATCTTCAACCCTGCCATGAGGCGCGTGCAGATGACCGCATACCTCGACACGACGGACTGGCTGACCCTCGAGATGAACGACACCATCCAGATAGCGACGCGCCCCTACAAGATCGAGAAGATATCCTACAACATGACGGAAGGGAGGGCGACGCTTGACCTGTTCACCTACGACCAAAAGGCCACAGCCACACCCACCTATGCGGACGACGGCACGCTCACATGGGATCAGACCCCAACGAATCAAGAGCTCAAGCTCGCGGGGGCTCTGAAGGTGGGCAGCAACTACCTCATCAAGCCCGACGAACTATATCAGAGCAGGAACAGGAACATCGCACAGCAGGGAGCGATTCAGCACCTCACCTTTCTGGCGAACCCTCGCGTCTTGGACATGATTATCAACGCGGACGAGGCCATCAGCATGACCACGAGCTACCAAGAAATCGGAGGCTACGACACGAGCACCTTCGACCAATGCACCTGCTTCACGAAGAACCTCACGACGGGGCGGTTCACGCAGAACGACAGCTTCATCACCGAGGTCATCTTCCACGCCTCCTTCACCAATGAGACGACCAAAGACATCCAGTTCGCCATCCTTGTGAACGGGGTCGAGACTAACTTTGTAGCATTCGAGCCGAACGGGTCGAGCGAGGTGATGCTTGTCGGGCTCATCAACTTACTCGAGGAGGACACGATCAGCATCGGCATCAAGAAGGTGGCAAGCGGCAACGCCACGCTCACGATCGCAGACGCTTCATTCATAGTCAAAAGAGCATGATCACGGAAATCATCAAGCTGCTCCAGATGGAGGAGCACAAGGGAATAAGTAAAGACGTTGAAATCGCGAAGGGGAGGCACTACCTCCCGACCACATGGAGGGGCGCGGTGAAGGCTATCAAAAGAATGACATGGCGAACGAAGTTATAATTGAGCTCATCGCCCGGACAGAGGCGGCAGAGAAGCAGATGGAGGAGCTCAAGGATCAGATCAAAGACCTGACCGAGAGCCAGAAGAAAGCGCAGAAGAGCACCAACAGCCTCGTCAAGGGCTTCAAGGGTGTCGGCCTCGCCATGAAGGCGATGGGCATCGGCATCATCCTGAAGCTGTTCGACGCTCTGGGCAGCGCGATGGAGCGAAACCAAAAGGCAGCCGACCTCCTCACGACTGCGACCACGACCATCCGCATCCTGTTCGACGACCTCATCAAGCTACTCGAACCGCTCACGGACAGCCTCAAGCGCGTATTCACCGACCCCATCGAAAGCATCAAGAGCTTCGGGCAGACCATCAAGGAGTACCTCCTGAACGGCCTCGAGCAGATGGGCAACGCCATCGGCCACCTCGGGGATGCACTCACCGCGCTGATCGACTTCAACTTCGGAGGGGCAGCCATCGCAGCAAGGAAGGCAGGCGCGGACATGGTGGACGCATTTGTCGGAGTGGAAGAGGGAGGCATCGACGTGATCAAGCAGGGGCTCGAGGTGGTGAACGAATACGTCGCAGAACTACCTCAAAGAATCAGCAAGGCAGCAAAGCAAGCCATCGAACTCGGCAAGCTAAACAAGGCCGCAGAGCTCGCAGAGGTGGAACGGCAACGCCTTCAGCTTGACTTCCAGAAGAGGGAGGAGCGACTGCGTCAAATAAGGGACGACGAGTTCAGGAGCATCGAGGACAGGAAGCAGGCGAATGCTGACTTGTTGGCTCTGTTGAATGAACAAGAACAGGCGGAACGCAAGGCCGTCGACCTCCGCATCGCAGCGGCTCGGGCGCAGTTCGAGATGACAGGACTCCACGAGGACATGGTAGCCCTCCGTCAGGCAGAGCTCGAACTCATTGACCTCACCGAGCGCATCGAGGGGCAACGCTCCGAGGCACTCACCAACAGGGTGGCACTTGAGAAGGAAAGCCTCGAACTGGAGCGCAGCAGAAAACTCACTCTGGAGGAGATCGCCAACATCGAGGCGCAGGCCGCAGTAGAGATGGAGACGAATAAACTCAAGCAGCTACAGAGTCAGCAGAAGCTCGAGACCGACATCCATATGCAGCGGCTTGATCGTATCGGTCAAGAGCGTCTCGCAATGGCAGCAGCAGGGCAACAAGGAACGCAGGCATATCAGGACTTGATCAACGAGCAGAACAAGATCGACGCTGAATATGAGGAGAACTCTTTGAAGCGCACCAAGCAGATGGAATCGTTGAAGAAAGAAGCACGGGTCTCACTCGCTCAAGATGCCCTTGGGGTCATTGGCGACATCTTCGGGCAGGAGAGCGCAGCAGGGAAGGCCGCAGCCGTCGCCTCGGCAACGATCGACACTTACAAGGCATTCACTAACGCCCTCGCGAACACGCCCCTGCCACCTCCCGGCCCACAGATCGCGGCAGGCTTGACCCTCGCCTCGGGATTCTCACAGGTCAGAAACATCTTGAGCACTCCAGTCCCCAACGGATTCGGAGGCGGTGGAGGAGGAGGCGCAGGCAGAGGGGGAGCACCCACGCCCACCATGCCGAACGTCTCCATCTTGGGAGGCAATGAAGCCATGACGCAGGCCACGAGATCGCTCGCCCAGTTCGGGAAGAAACCCACCCGCGCCTTTGTGGTCAGCGGTGAGATCACAGACAACCAAGCACTCGACAGAAGAATCGAACGAAACGCCTCCTTTGGATGAAAGCAAAACTGAAGACAATCCTCGAATCTTACAGCGACTACCCCGAAGCCGTAAGCAACAACGCAAAGAGGGGGATCGAGCTCAACGAGAAGGTTGGGAACAAGTGTGCCACCCAAGTCGGGAAAATCAGAGCGCAGCAGCTCGCGCAAAAAAGGCCCATCACAGAGGCTGTGATCCGTCGGATGTACAGCTATTTGAGCAGAGCCGAAACCTACTACGACGAGAGCGACACCAAAGCCTGCGGCACTATCAGCTACCTCCTCTGGGGAGGCAAGGCAGGGAAGCGGTGGGCAGCATCCAAGCTGAAGGAGCTCGGCATCGAACTGGCAGAGATCGGAGAGCGTGGAGGCATCAAGCGCAGCAAGAAAGCACCCAAGAGCGACACCAAGAACCCCAACCCAAAGCGCGGGAGCGAGAAGAACAAGCCCGGAGCAGCAGCAACCACGCGAGGGCTCAAAGTCCCCGAGGCAGCAGAGAAGGCACTCCAGAAGAAAGCGGACGACTTCAACGAGCGATACAAGGAAAAGCTCGGCTATGGGGTCACGATCGCCATGCTTCGCGCTGTATATCTCCGAGGGGTGGGCGCATTCCAGACATCCCACAGCCCTGCGGTCAAGAGCCAAGAGCAATGGGCGCAGGCGCGAGTGAACGCGTTCCTGTACATTGTCCGAACAGGCAGACCAGAGAACAAGAAGTACACGGGCGACTTTGACCTCCTCCCAAGCAAGCACCCGAAAAGCCCTAAATACAAGAAATGAGCTACCAGAAACCCATCGGCAACAAGTCCCTCACATGGGGGCGTTCAGGCAAGAGAGGAGGGCGCAGGGCGTGCCTCTGTGAGGATGACACCTACAAGATCGAATGCTGTCAGGGCTACCTCCTGAACCAAGGCATCGGGGACGTGTACGGAGCTAATGACTAATTTTGTAGCATGAAGATCATCGAGCTTATCATGATGGAGGACGAGAAGCGTGCCGGAGTGGACACGATCAGCCTCGTCTACGACCCCGCGATCGAGGAGAACTTTGTCGCCTTATCCAAGCAGCAGGAGGGCAGGGTCGCCCTCTCCTCTGAGTATATGCGCATGACCTTGAGCGACGCAGACAAGCGCATCGTGACAGGCGCGGCACTCGTCCCGAACAAGCCCATCTACCGCAACGACGGAGGGGATGAATACTACATCTATTTTTCAAAGGACACCACCCGCAAGGCATCGGAGAGCTTCCTGAAGAACGGCTACCAGAGGAGCACCAACCTCGAGCACGAAGAGGGCGACAGGCTGAAGGGCGTGAGCGTGGTGGAGAGTTGGATCATCGAGGACGAGGTGAACGACAAGAGCCGCTTCTACAAGATGAACCTCCCCGTCGGCACTTGGATGGTATCGATGAAAATCGACAACGATGAGGTCTGGAAGGAGTACATCAAGGAGGGCAAGGTTCGCGGCTTCAGCATCGAGGGGTGGTTCGTCGATAAGATGAAGACCAAGGCGCAGCCAAAGACCGAGCAGGCGCGGCTAAAGACCGCAGTATCCTGAATCGCAGTCACTGAAGTCGTCGAAGGAGAGCTCCATCTGTAGCTTTGCTTTGATGATGTCGCGATACTTCACGTCGCTGCGCCATTGACCCTTACGCTCTCTTTCTTCCTGCTTTGCGAACCACTCCATCTTTTCGGGGTGCTCTTCTGCCATCTTTCGCAAGAATATCGGGTTTCGATGGAAGCACCCGACGCAGTTGTTGAAGGGCGCGAAGTACACGTCTGTGTGCTTATCCCAATATGCCTGAATTTCATCCTTGAAGATGCCGTTGTCGATTAAGGGGAAGGACGGCTTCTGCCACTCGACCATCTCCCATTTGTTCTGACCTCTGGCATTTTTGCCAAAGGTAGCCTTGAACTCGAGCAGGCCGTTCTCGTTTGTCTTTGCCTGCATTGTCTTCGCCCTCTTCCCTTCGTTTGCCCTGAATCCGATCTGCATCCGTATAGGCTCGCCAATCGTTTCAGCCCACCAGTAGAATATCGGCTTGAGCTTCATCTCTGTGGTGCAGAACCTCGTCACCTTGTTGGGCAGATAGTTCCCCCGCTTCTCGATCACATCTTCATAAGCGTCACCGCTCACCCAATGGATGTGATGCCCGAGGTGTTGCTCAAGGTCGAGGATGGTGTAGATGATTTCGTCGTCCTCCAATGTGCCGACAAAGGGCTTCTCGATGTAGTCTTCAATCATCAGCCTGATGTTCCTGTGCGGGAATTGGCAGGACTTGTCCATCGTTCGAACAAGGGAAAAGACATTGTAGTCGGTCGGATAATTAGCCGCCAGATATGCGGAAGTTCTGCCCCCGCTGATCGATGTGCATGACTTCATTGAATAGGGTGTTTTTTGCTTGACGCTTCAAATATCGCGTTTTTTTATATTTGTGAAAACCAACACAATGGCAGGGAGCGAATCAAAGCCCGAGGGCGAACTCATCAAGAAGTACATCGAGAAGCACCTCGACGACCTCAACGACAAGAGCGAACCACTCGGAAAAAAGACGCTCGCCCGCATCATCGTCAGAGATAACCCCGAGATGTTCACCGAGGACGACGTGGACAAAGTTCGACGGATGATTCGCTACTACACCGGACAGGGGGGAGAGAGGCAAAGGAAGAACAAGATCATCGACGCGCCACCCGCTCACAGGGGTGCAGCGCAGATAAGGGGGAAGAGCATCCCCGAGAGCCATGCCCGCAGGCACAAGCCCTTCGAGATTGAGGGCAAGCGCATCGGCATCATCTCCGACGTGCATATCCCATACCACGACCCCGCTGCCATCTGCGCAGCTCTGGACTATTTTCAGAAGAAGGAGGTGGACACCATCCTGATGAATGGCGACATCTTGGACTTTTGGAAGATATCCCGATTCCTGAAGAAAGGGAGCAAGCCTGACCTCGTTGAAGAGATCGAGGCGGGGCGTGAGTTCCTTGAGTGGCTGCGGTGGCAGTTCCCCGAGGCTCGCATTTATTACAAGCTCGGAAACCACGAGGCGCGATGGGAGCTGTACCTCTGGGAAAAGGCGGGGGAGATGGCCAAAGCCCTCGAGATGGAGTTCGGGCAGTCGCTCGGCTTCGCCCACTTT